GCCATAGCTGAGTATGGATTTTCGTCAAAAGGTACTGTCATTAATTTTCTACCATTAGAAGCCCAAGTAAATGTTCTTTGGTCATCAGCTAATTTAATTATATTAGCTTCAGTTGCTCTAATTGCAAAGTTTCTAAGTTGAACATTGTCATCATTAGCAAGATCTAAGAACAGCTTAGGATTATGCTTAGCAAATAAGAATAAATCTCTTTTAAGCTCCTTAGAACTCATGTCTGATACTTTAGATCCTAATTCTACGCGTAGTATAGCTTCACACTGATCAATATCAATGTTTTTAGCAATGTTCATAGCCTCTAATTCCATTTCTAATTCAAACAAATCATCTTTAGCTTCCTCTATAATATCTTGTTCAGTGTATAGAACTCCTAAAAGAGGATGATATATAGATAATATTTTTTGAAGAGCTTGATCTTTCTTTTGAACTAATAAACTTCCTTCTTTAAATCTAATATGGCCAAGTGTAGCTTCGCCAGCTTGTTCATCTTTAAATGGAGAGTTTTGATTAGTAGCGTATCTTACTTCTCTTTGTTCATTTTTTTCAGTGTCATACCACAGTAGTGGATGCCTTGCTGTATGTTTTGAAGGTATTTTTAATGTTAAAGGATTGTGAGGTCCTTTTAGGAAATACGTTCTGTCTTTAATTTCCCAAGACGTATCTTGAGTTGCTTGTTTTTTAGCCATAATATAATATAATTTAATATTTAATAAAAGTAAGTATTACCCCCGTCAGTTCAACGAGGGTAAATCTTACTGTAGTAATTACACTCCTTTAAAGAGTACAAAGTTATTAGCAGCTTGTACTACTAAACATCTTTCAGATAGGAAGTTAACCTCCATTGCATCAAGAGTACTTGTGAAAGCACCACCTGCTGATCCAGTTAACCAAGACTTCATACGACGATCTTCTGTTTGAGAAGCTCTGTATCGTACATGTAAGAATGGTCTGCGGATGTTAGTTCCTAAAATTTGATCGTATACTGTAGAAGTTCCAGCTGGTACTAGTACACCTTCGATAGAAGATGGTCCTGTTTGAGCACCACGAGTTGAAGCATCGTTTAAGTATTTCCAATCAGTTTTGTAGAAATCATAAGATCCTCTACGGAAACCGCTAAACCCTAGGTTTAATGCCATTTCTTCAGAGTTTTCAAACAGTCCATAAGCAGTACCTCCTTGAGATCCTTGAGACACAGCACTTAGCATGTTGTCAAATTCTAGTGAAGTTTGACGCTGTAAAAATAGCATGTTTTCTTCAATAGCTCCTTGAGTATCTAAGTTCTTTAAAATCTCATCAAAGTCATCTAAACCGCTTGCGCCGCTAAATCCAACCTCAACATTACCTCTAGACTGTATAGCAGCAAACATACCTTCAGTACCTTTGAATCCTGCATTTGCAGCAGATCCAGCACCAGCAGCACTAGCAAGCTCGCCTTCAATAACGCTCATCTCTAAATAGTCTTCAAAACGTAAACGAGTTTCAGATTCAGCTTTTAAATACCATAAGTATCCAGAAGTTCCGTCTTCAGTAGCAACTTCTACCCAACCAATCTGAGCCATGTCAGAACCGTTGATAGTATAAGTGTTACGAATAATGATAGGAGAGTTAGAGAATTGAGTAAAAGCAGGATCAATACTAATATTAGTAGTACCAACTTGTGCTCCAGCTACACCATTCCAGTTGTTTGTTTGTGATCCTTTATTAAATTCAGAACCATATACAAATATCTTAACAACAGCACCTAAAGCAGCTGTAGTCTGAGCAGTATAAGGAGCAACGATAAGAGCACCAGTGTTTGTTGTGCTGCTAGTTACGATACATTTAAGTTCGTTTCCAGCACCGTCCAAAGCAACTATAGTTTGCCCCGGAGACACTACGTTAGTAATAGCAGGAAGACCAGCGGCAGCAGCTCTTACTGGAATAGTAATAGTTGATACACCACCAGCAATTGCGTTAGCACAATTGTCATATGCAATGTGTAATCTATTTTGTTCTGACCAAATAACTTGATCTGATGTCATTGGCATTTCAGCTCCAACCATACGTAAGAATCCAGAAAGAGTTCTGTTTCCGTAACGCTCTACTTCTTGTTCGTAGATTTCAGGTAGATACTGTTGTGCAAAATCATTACCAGCGCCTGTGTTAAACGCTAAATAGTTTGTTGCTAGCAATTGTTGTGCTTGCGAAGGTACTATCGAACCAAATTGTGGACTTAATGAAGCCATAATAGTTTAATTTTAATTGTTAAATTTTCTTGTTTTAATCTTAAGCTTTGAAGAATCAAGACCGCTAATTGCTTTTACTTTTAATCCATTAACAAACACATTACCATCTTGCGTAGCTCGAGGCTCTGTAGTTATGTTTTTAGATTTAGCTAATTGACTTTTAATCGCATCTGTTTTACCTTGCTCATAAAAGTGTTGTGCTATAGTGTCGGCATTTCGCGCTGCGTACAAAGCCTTATGATAACCTTTTGCATCAACAACTTCTCCTTTGTCATTTAAGAACGTCTTAATGAATGTAGAAATGTCTTTTTGGTTATCTGCAACCTTAACTGGATCTTTAACGCCATATCTAAACTTTTTCTCTCCAACTTTAAAATCAAAACCTTTGAAGTCGTTGTTAAGAAGCTCGTTTGTTTGGCTAATGAATCTGTCTTGGTTAACTTTGGTAGCTGCCTGCTCCTCGTTGTATCGGTTAAAAAAGTCTGTAGCTTTTTGTTGCTCAGGATTAACTCCAGGTCTCAACTTGATCTCTGCGTAGTATTTATCCTTAAGTGAATCCAAATAGCTTTTAGCTTTTGCAACCTCTTCTTTATATGCAAGTTTTTTCTTTCGAATATCTCTTGCTTCGTCTAAATCCTCATCATAATTAAAAGAGTCTTCAATTACAAATTGAATTTCTTCTGAATCTAAATGTGGTTTAGCTTGTTTGTAGTATTCTTTTAACAATGCTTCTCCATCCACATTGCTATAGTCTGCGTTTAATCTAGCATAGTCATCTATAGTCCCACCAGTCTCTTCCATAAAAGAAACTAATTTTTCTAAATTTTCTGGTACGTTTTGTGCTTCAGTTTGCGGTAATACTTCTTTTTGTTCCTGTGAGGTGTTGGGACTTTCAGTGCCTCCAACCATTGTGATCTCTTCAGCGTTATCGTTTTCATCTTCTATTAATTCTAATGGAGATTCTACTTCTTCGCTTTTAATTTGAACTTTAGTAATCTCGCTGGACTCCCGTACTTGTTCTTCCACTTTTGGTATATCTCCGGTTTGTTTATCATCAACCACTGCTTCTGTTTCTCCGATTTGAATGGCATCTTCTGCTGGTTTTTTAGTTAAATCTACTTTAGTGATTTCTGGAATAGCTCCCATGTCCTTATATTTAGGCATAGTGTGCTTTACTTTAAATTCACCTTCTTGTTTTACTTCTTTTACTTCTTCTGACATAATATAATATAATAAAAATTAATAATCCCTATCTTGGGGTAAATTGCTCTAAACCGAAGCCATCTAAGTTATCGTTACCTGATGATTCAAAGTTTTTAGGCAGTAGATCATTTTGTCTTTGATCTATAAGTTCACTCTGTTGAGTGCCTTGCATTTGTAATCGTTTGTCTTTTCTATCTTCTATTTGCGCTTCTTTTTGAGAAGTTACTTGAGCTTGCATTTCAGCTAGTTTCATTTGATACGAAAACTCTTCAGCCATCAAACCTCTTTTGATTTCAGCCTCTTGCTCCATACGTTGTATTTCAAACTGAGATTTAGCTTGCTCTATTTGAACAGTTGTCTGAGCCAATGCTTGTTGTTTTTGTACTTCAGCTGCTGCTGCTTTTTCTGCAGCTTCACTATTAGCTTGAGCTTGAGCTTGAATATTTTCCATTTGAGCAGCTCTTTCAGCAGCTTCGTTTTCAGACTGTCTAAATTTAAGAAGTGTATTAGCTAACTTAATGTTTTGTATTTCTCTAATGTCTATAGCGTCTGCTAGCTTAATTCCTCCAGCCTGTAAAGCGATTTGTATACTTTTTTCTAATTGAGCTTTATCTTCTTCGTCTGGCTCTAAGTCTAAGAATATGCCAAACTCGTGTATTGATAAAGAATCTATTTCTTGCAGCGTAGCTACATTGAAAGCATTAATGCTGTTTAACAATGAAGCTTTAGTTAATGGGAATTGCAACATGTCACTAACTCTTAAACTAACATTCTCACACGCTCTTACCGTTAAGTACATTAAAGACTGTAGTATATGTCTTGTTGCGGTGTTAGAGTTTGCTGCTGCTAATTTTTGTAAACCAACTAATGCGTTTTTATCAGGTGAACTTCCATCTCTAGCTTCGTTTAATCCGGTTACATCACGAATCATCTGAAGATAATATTGATACGTTTGTATCATGGCTTGTATCTTGGATATACCTGAAGAACTTTGCAATTCTTGAATAGGTACTTTACCTCGATTCATTTCACCGTCTTGAGTGAGTGATCTACCAACTATAGTACCAGTCTGGAAATACATGTTTAATGCTTCTGCTGGATTATAGTTTGTTCCATTACCTAAATCAACTTCCGCTAAACCATCCACATCTACATAAACTCCATCAGGAACTAATCTAGCTAAAACTTGTTGTAGTTTTAAATGAGTTAATTGTATCATATCAGCAAAACCTGTTGTTCTACTAACTATGGACTCTATACGTCCTTGATACATTCTAGGTGCAGATATAACATAATTCATGTTAACCTTTGTAACGTCGCCGTATGGTCTTGTCATGTTTTCAGACAGTTCCCATTTAAGTATACTGTCACCCATGCCTAGTATCTTTGCTCCTGTATATAAAACCTCTATAGATCTTGAAGCTCTTTCAAAGTTATCACTAGGTGGTGGATTAAAAGTATCTTGTTTTTCTAAAGTCTTTTCTAATCCTTGCTCTGTTTGTTTTATCTTAAATACTTGATCTTGATACGTCTTATATTCAAAAAACAATACTTGATGTTGATTAACATCGCTATTAACTTGCCAGTCGCTTTGAGCGTAGTTTTGGCGACCTGGATATTTTTGTATTCTTTCTAATTCCTCGTCAGTTAGATTTGGAAATAACTTTTTAATTTCAGGTAATGTTATGCTTTTTATTTCACCAACATAATATATATCTTCAAAATTAGGATCGTCAGTAGCTGAATAAACTAAATTAGCTGGATTTACATAATCAATAGTAACTCCTTCAGATAGATTAAAACTAGTTTTTACAGCTGATATGCCTAATACAGTTAAATCGTACGCAAGTCTTTTCTTTGTTTCGTCAAACTTGTTAGAATCAAGAACGTTGTTTATAACTTCCTCTTCAGCTATTTCAATGCTTTGCTTATAATTAAGCTGCATGAATAAATCTAATTCGTTTTGATCTCTTGGCAGATTATCTGGATCTGTAGATGCATAAAAGTTTTGACCTGTAGCTTGAGACAATTGGTCAATTGCTGCTTTGTTTTTTATGTCACGTAAAGCATTAGAAGCGAAGTCGGTACGTTGTTTTAATGCAAATGGATCAGAAGCAAATGAATTTAATTCATATCCTTTTTCTGTCATACCATTAACTACTATATCAACAAATTTAGATAAAACTGGAATTGGCTTCCAGTCTAAATTTAAGTAAGACAAATCACCGTTGTTTGATAATTCATCTTTATATTTTTGCACAGGCTGTTCGCCTCTAGCGTATAATCTTAGTCTATTAAAGTTCTGGAAATTATAGGAAAACCTATTCTGTCCACTGTTGTTTCTAAACCACTCTTGTTCAATAGCGTTTCCAACAGCTAAACCATATTCAAATGATTTCTTTTCTTCTTCAGGTACCACCTGATCTGGAAAGATGCTGTTATTATTAGTATAAACCATTTATTATATTATTTTTGAATTTTCACCTGTATTGTTATATTTTCTAAAACCTAATGATACTTGAGATATTACTCTTTTTGCAACAGGTGTATATCTATGTTTATTACATGCCATTATAGCTAAACCCGAACTAATAGAAGCATCGTGTTTTGTTCTATTATTTATATTAAACTTAGCCCAGTCTTCTAATGTTCTTTGAAAATATGTATTTCCATATCCGTCTTGTCCAAGGCCAACGTGGTTTTCTATATAATCTTCAATAGCAGCTGCGTGAGCTTGCTTTATATCTTCACTTGAATTAGGTATTCCACCTATTTCTCTTTCTGTTACTGATAACTTATGCATAACTTTGTCAGGTCTATTCATAGAATAACCTCTGTAACCTCTTCTCTTCATGTAATATAAGAGTCTAGGTTTGTTATTCTCTGCCAATATAGGCATACCATAAAATATTAAAGCCATAAGAACATCTTCAAAGAATATATCAGCAGTCTGTGGTCTTGATATGTATTCTAAAAAGAACAAATTAGGCGGTACGTCTTCCATTGAAAACTTAGTTAATCCGTGCAAAGATCCTTTAGAGCCTTTACCGTCAACAGTACCAGATATATCATAACTATCACATCCAAACGCTCCACAGTGTTCATTTCCAGGGTATTTTATATTGTTTTTTATATTGTATCTATTCTGTAGTCCAACTGGAGGAACCCAACTAACTAGAAATCTGCCGTTTTTATTAGGTACAAACATTACCCTAGTATCTTTAATCCCACCTTCCCATTGAAAATTACCCTGTGTAACTACATTAGTATTACGAAGATCTTCATTATAGTCTATTTGCTCGTATATTTTAGTCAAATTAAACAAAGATTCCTTAGCTTCATCTCTGAAAGCGTGTTTCTCTGTTCTTGGAAACTGACGATAGTATTCATTTAAACCATCTTGATCGTCCTTTAAACCATCAACTTCGTTTTCCCAATGCGATATTACACCGATGTCGATGTCTTCTCCATCAACACCTTTGATTGGTTTTTTTGGAGTGTCGAATACAGGTAGTCCATAAGAATCAATGTATCCTTCGTAGTTCCATTCCATAGGTACGAACATACTATATAGTCCTGAGCTAGTCTGACCGTTGCGGTTTCTTTTGTTGACATCCGAAGCTTCGTATAGCTTTTTAAAGTTTTCTCCACCTTTATCTAATGCGTTTGAAGTAGAACCCATCATACATTTACCGACGATTCTTCTACCTAATCTTAACGTTGTCTTCGTGACGCGCCAGTTGTTGAGGATGTTATCCGGCCTTTCCCATTTACCCGATTCATCGTGGACGAGGAGCTTGAGTTTCTCTCCATCGTACGAGTTGTCCCCTGTGTTCTTCCAGTCGATCGTGGTGTCGAGACCTGCCTGGAGATCCTCGGTTGTCTCCTTAATGGAGTTACGAGTGAGTCTCTTCGACGGGACTTTATACGATAGCTCCGTTTTGGGACGTTCCATTCCGTCCTGTATTGGTTTGAAAAAGAAAGGATAGTTGATTGAGATGGGTACCACCTTATCGGTAAACATCTTTTTCGCATCAGCTCCTGATTTACTAAGGATACCAAACCTTGCATCTCTTGATATTGTTGCCTGGTTAACGGTGTCCGATGAAGCCATGAAAGAGAAGCCTGAGCGTCTATTCTTAAGGTAGCACAGTCCGTAGCATCTTGAATCTGCCTTGCAAGCCTCCCAGAATATATAAAATAATCTGTTTGATTCTCTAAAGTCTGCGTGCCCCACATCAATTTTAGTCCACTGCAAGTACATGTAGTGAGAACCAGTAATATAAGTAGGAACACCTTTGTTATAGTACCAATAACCTTCTTCACGCCTAACGAACTCTTTGTTAATATATTCATAATGCTTTTCTTTAAACGCTATAGGTTTTTGATTCCAATCATATACTGTATTAATTCTTTTTAATTCAGCTGGATAATCTAAAACATTCCATCGTTGTTCTGTTATTTTTTTAGAGCACTTATAAACGTCTTCAGCTAAAGGCAGAGCTATCAATAGGTTTTGTATACTATATATTTCACCTATTTGCCCTGTTTTGCTAACCACAACAACGTCGTGATCTTTATCGTATCCGTATTTCCATTTTTTAAGCCTATTAAGTCTATTAACAACTTTAGGCTTTATGTGGTCTTCTACCACGTGATATAAGCTTTGTTCGTACATTACTTAGATCTTCCTTCGGCAAAACCCTTAAAAGACTCAACTTGAGTTTTTACTGGCTTTTCATTTATTATATTTTCTTCAGCTTCTATTCTAGCTAGTATTTCAAAAGCATCAAATATTGCTAATTTTTTAGTAGCAGCAGCGTTTTTAAGTCTATCAGCCGAGATATCATCTTCTGAGTCTACAATCTTTTCTTTCGCTACTTTTATAAGTTCTTCAACTGCTATTTGCCCAGCTTGGATTATATTCAGTTTCGTTTCCTTTATTTTCATACTTAATTAAAATATCATTTGATTGCATACAATAAAGTACCTCACCGTCAATTAAGAACTCAAATTCTCTGTTCTTTTTAAATCCGACTAAATCTCCATTGTTGATTTTAAGAGCTTCTAAGGTGCTATTATTATATTTTACTATACCAACGCACTTTTTAAGCTTACTTAAGTTAGAATCATCCTTATTAACCACAGGCTTAACAAAGCAGTAGTTGTCTAGAGTTTCCCAAGAGTTATTACTCTTTTTCATATACACTTGATCTATAGAGGCAAAACACATATCATCTTTAAAAAACTTTGTGCTATTAACTGACTTACCTTTTAAATCATAGTATCTTCTAAATAGATTGTGATGAACTATAACTCTATCGCCTTTTTTTAACTTAGTTTTATAAGCTAATGGCGTGGCTATTATTTCTGCTTCTCTATTTACAAACTTATGGTCAGAGATACTAGAATTAACTATTAGCTTTTTATCACCAATAGTTATTTCATTATTATATCTTTCACCTATAGGTTTTACTATAAACTGGTGAACACTATTCATTAATATTCTAAATCGTATTCAATTGATACTGCCATGTTTTTATTGAATTTCTTCCAAGGCAAAATCTCATCACTTTTTTGTATATGTATATTATAAGATTGCTCTTCTTCTTCGAAAAGAATATGAGATATCGTATGTCCTCCATATACAGACTGACCAACCGCATAGTGCATAGCATCATTTTTATAATCAGAACCAATGCTGATTTTTCTTATAATGTGGTCCACTATTCTTCTTTTACAATTTCAGTATATGTTCCGTCTTCAATATTTATATTGATAGCTCCGTAAACATCTTCTAATTCTTTTTTGTACTTTTCAATGTCATCTACAATTCCAGCATACTCATGTAATAAGCTATGCTTTTGAGTTTCTAAAAAGCCAATGTTAGTTAAAGATTTGTTTAAATCTTTTTGATGCTTTGTAATTACTTCTAATTGCTCGTCTGTAATTTTACTTACTTCTTTACTTTCTACTTTTTTCATTTGATTTAATTTAATTGATACTTGTTATTATTTTTATCTAAGGGCTAGTAATCCTGATGTTGGACTTCCAGCTGCTCCAGTGTTAACACTAGTGCATAGCACGTCTAAAAAGGTTCCAGCTGCTACACCTACAAATTTAATTTCAGTTGAATCACTTGCTAATGTCAAAGTTATATCACCTCCAACTCCAACATATAAAGCTACTGGACGTTGAGTAAAGTTTGTACTTGGTAACTCTAAATTAGCAGTTGCTGGAGTATATGTTATTACTCCTGTTATAGCTGGATCTTGAACGCCAAAAGCTTGTGTTAAAGCTGTTGCGCTAAATATAATAGTTTTACCTGCTGCAAAGTTAGGTCCTTTAGTTACTACAGTTATACTAGCTACTGTTCCGTCTGCAGCTGAAGTTACTTGGTATAAAGCACCTGCAGTAGTTCCTAGTGCGGTTTTAGTTGCCGAACCTGTAAATGTTCCACCATCTGCATAAACAACAGCCGTTGAGCTTGCGGGTAGATTAGCTACAGTACTAGCTAAAGCTGCGCTTGCTAATACTATAGTTTCAGCTTTTAGCGTAGAAACTAAAAGAAGATCAATAGCACTTGTAGTGAAATCACTCTGATTTTTTTGATACATAATTTTTTATTTTACTTTGTCTTTTATTTTTTCGTAAGTTCGAAGACCTCCTAATCCTAGCATACCTAGAAGTACGGTCATTAAATGTTCCATTTGTAATGGTGGTGGTGCATCTGTTGTTTTAGTTATCCATATAAACAAATCTCTAATAACAAAATTATAAGCTAATGCAAATCCGCATATCCAACCTATAAATGGTCTCCAACCAGCAACGAATAAAGTTCTGTGTGAAGCTTCAGCTAAATTTATTTTAGTTTGTAGTTCTATTAGTTTTTCAGGGTCAAGTTCTTTGCCTTTAATCGCTTCTCTTATTTCCCAAGCCAAACCACCGGCAACAGATTTTCTACCTTCACCTCCTTTTAAAAGACCTAGTAGTACTTTCCACATTATGCTTTTCGAGTTTTAGCGTATGCTTCTTTTTCCCAAGGAAGGTTTTTATTACCTTCTTCCATTGAAGCTCTTGAGTATTTTTTACCTTTCCAATAAACATTTTTGTCATCATAAGCCAAGTCGCCTCTTTTCATTTGGTCTAAATGTATTTTCTCATGATCTATAACGTCATCTACTTGTTCAGGATCTTTAACGTCTTTATTAATAATTATAGTACCATTATTATTAGCCTTGCCTAATACACCATCTTCCATATCTACGTGATAAATAGGAGTATTGTCAGTACTATAAGGCGCACCTTTCATTATAAAGCTCATAAATTATTGTTTGTAAGGAAAAACTTTATTTAAAGTTTCTTTTCTTTGTTGACAGCCACAGGGAATGTTTAATCCCTGTGATACTTTGTCAACGAAAGTTTTGATCCCGGTTGCTTCTGTAAATTTCTCTACGCTATCGCCGAAACCTTGTGATTTACTCATATTATGCAAAAGTAGCTGTTCCCCAGAACATTGGAGCTCCATTTGGAAGTGCTACTGTAGCTGCTGCTTGGTCATTACCTAGAGAGCAAGTTGTAACTACTCCACCTGGATTAGCTGTAATAGCTGAATGTACTGCGTCTTCTAAAGGATTTCTTTGTCCGTCTACAAAAGCTGGAGCAACTAAAGCTGAAGCTGATGTTGAAGGCTGAAGAGTTAATGTAGTGTAACCTGCAATAGTGTTTCTGCCTGTAAGACCGATAATTACACTTGATTGAGCTCCTGCAGCTCCTGCCGCTGTTACTGTTGTGATGTCTTCTACGTTTATCAAGATCGGTGAGATCGGGGCAGCTGGTTGAACAGCGCCTGTAAGCGTAATGTTAAATTTGATGAATTTTGCCATTGTGTTTGTTGTTTGTTGTTTGTTGTTTGTTGTTTGTTGTTTGTTGGCTAGGTTTATACAGTCCTAATCTGTTTTATTACATTTCTTTCTTATACATTCCTAACGGAGATGAATGAGAATGTTTAGACATAAACGAACCTCCGCTAGCGTGTTTAGCTATAGGATTATCACTTATTAAGTTTATTTTTTCTTGAGATGATGACTCATTGCCATAACCTTTGTTTAAGTTTAATGCCGCGGCTCCTTTAGGTTTGTTGTACATAGTTTTATTTTTTAGTGTTTTTATTAATTGCGTTTTGACGTTTTGTTTCGTATTCACTCATACTACCATCTTTGTCTAAGTCTCCTAACATTGAAGCTGGTGATTTATGATCAGCTATATTATTTTCTAAATAATGTAAACGAGCACTTGCGCTTAAGTTTTTATCATAAGCTTTATTAGCATCATACTTTTCGTCTTCTTTTCTTGAGTGTCTTGCGTTTCCGGTGTATTGACCGTAATGTCCTTTTTCCATTGTATTAGTTTTTATGTTTAATTGTTTAGCATTTCCATCTTCTTCTAGCGGCTTTACCTCTTTCGCCAGTCCAGCCTTTTGATCTAGCACAGAAAGATTTACGACGCTTAGCGTCTTTGCTTCCTGGTTTAACATCTCCAGTTACAGCAGTTTTTAACTTACTACCTGGATTTTCTTTTTTATATTTATTAACACCAGCACTAGTCATACCAGCACCTTCTTCTGTTGTTCTGAAGTTTCTACCTTTTCCTTTAGTTGTTTTTGGTACTTTTAAAAAAGGTGATCCTGGTTGTGCATATCCCATGTTATAATTATTACTTCTTTTCTTTAAGTTTTACCCATTTAGTTATTGTGTACCCGATACTTACAAGTAATAAAATAACCTTTAGGCCTACTTCAATATGCGTCATGCTTAATGCTAGTGCTATCGCGTTAGTTGCCAATACTTTAAAATCCAAATGTTCCATTTTTAGTTTATTCCTAATCCAGACTTACCTTTAGCTAGCTGAGTTATAGGCCCAGCCTTATACATTGTAGGAGCTTTTAAAACTTCCATACCTGTAATACCAGAACTTGATCCTGATCCGTGTAAGCGTCCTGTTTGATCTAAGGGTCCATCCCAAATAGCCGATTCACCTACTACTCCGCTAGAGCCTTTAGTCGCTTTTTGATGTGCTTTGTCATTGTGCATAATTTATTGTTTTATATTGTTATTTTTTACAACCAAAGTTGTTTGCGTAATTTGCCATTTTTCTAACGCTTGGACTGTATTTTTCTTCACCAGCACTCATTACAGCTGAAGCTGCACTGCAAGCATCTTTAAATCCATTAGCTTTAGCCCACTTAGTAAACTTGCCTTTGTTTTTATCTTTTATTTCAGGAAAACCTTTTTTGTAGAATGGTGATTTCATTATTTTTATCTTTTTTTAGGCACGTATAGATTTCCTCCACTAGCTTTATATTCCATGTCGAATTTAGCTAAATAATCTCTATCGCTTTGTTCTCTTTCTGTTGGAGGTCCAATTTCATTTTTCTTTAGTCTTCTTGGTTCATCTGTTGAACTTATTAATTTGTCAGCTGTTTTAGACGGATCACCATTTATATATTTAGGTGTTGCAGGATTTTTGCTTTCGGTAGAATGCTTATGATCTTTTATGAAATCACCTTCGTGGCCTTTTGTATGTAAAGGCGTACCTAAATTCATTAAGCCTTGACGTTGTCCCGCTGAACCGAATATAGATTCAGCTTTCATTTTACTTTGAGGGTCAAAATCAGCACCTGGAGTAGCATAAGGATTTCCAATAGCTGCCATATCAATAGCTCTAGCGCTAGGTTGTCCTGGGTTTATTTGTCCGTATGGATCCATAGTATCTCCTATTAGTTTATTTGGTGAACCGTTCATATTAATGGCTAACATTCTTTTTCCGTCTTCAAATCTTGTTTTACCTTTGTCATAAGTTGTATTTATACCTGTTCCTTCTCTGTCTCTATAATCTTGTGCAGCAATAAAAAACCGATCTTTTCCACCTTCACCTTGAAATCTTTTATCGTTTCGAACATCGTTTCTATTGCTATCCCATGCATTCTGATCTAGAAATGTTTTTCCTTTTATAGTGCTAGATGTTTGTGAATTTGAAACTAAATCTGGCACTCCGGGAACTTCGCCAAAACTACTACCTACTTTACTAGGAGTTGTTAAACCTAAGCGTGCTTCACCATTTGTTTTTTTGCCATATTTTAGATTTGCAAGTTCCATAGCTTTACCGTGATCAGATTTATCTTTAGCTAATTTGCCTTTTAAATCCATATATTTAGTAGCATCTTTAGCTATTCCAGTTATTGCTTTACCCACTTGCTCCCCAACAGTTTTTGTTATAACCGTGTCAGGACTTTCGTAAGTATCTCCGCCATAAGTTTGTATGCGTAGTGGAGATTTCATTGGAAATGGAGATTTTGATTTCATACTATCTATTTTTGTCGTTGTTTACGTTTTTGATTGCTGTTATTAAAACTTTGTCTGTATAGGTTTTACCTAGCATTATATTATTTCTTGTACTAGTTGGGATATCTTCATCGCCAAGCATAATACGATACATTCTTGCTATTAGTTGTTTACACTTTAATGAAACTTTGTAGATGTTATATTTCTGTGTTGTCCTATTGTAGTTTCTATAAACTACTACCCAACCGTCTTTAATCAACTTGTTCCAGCGTCTGTTATCCCAACTGTAAGCGTATGTACCGATTTTAAAATCTTGTTTAGTGAAGAAACCCATACAATCAAAGTATATAAGCAATTCTAAATCAGCATCGTTTAGATTATTATTCCTACACGCCCATCTTCTAATTATCCTATAGTGTTTAAGTAGGTTTAAGTCCCTAATGTCACTAGCCTCTAATTTTCTCACAAAACAACTACAATATCCTGTATTTTAATTACAGTGTACTGTTCTTTATCAAATTCTATTGTATGACCTGCGTGTCTATCGTAATAGATTTCATCGCCTTCATTTAAAGCTTTTACTTCGTCGCTAACTGAGCGAATCACAGCCTTGATATATCTTATGTCTTCTCTGTCTTTCTTAACTAAAAGTAATCCACCTTTAGTTTTGTCACCTGTAACTTTTACAGGCACAATCACCACGTTATTACCTATTGCTTTCATCAATTCTTAAATTATTGATTACACAATCAGTTGATAATATTGTAGTAGCTACAGAAGCTGCGTTACGAAGTGCACTTTTGGTAACTAATAGAGGATCTATAATTCCTTGCTTAATCATATTTACCATATTACCTGTAACCACATTAAGACCTCTACCTTTACTCTTTGGTAATTCATATTCTAATATACCAGCGTTATCTAATATCGTCTTAAAAGGCGCTCTAATTGCTTCTAGCAACACTTCTTCCCCAGTTGACTTAGCAACTATGTTTTGTGAAGCGTTTAGTAGTGCAATTCCACCTCCTGGAACAATACCTTCTTTAATCGCAGCCTTAGTAGCACATATAGCATCTTCTACTCGATCTGTTTTTTCTTTTAACTCTATATCAGAATTAGCACCAACTTGAACCACTGCTATTTTAGCTGATAACCTAGCTAATCTTTTTTCTAAGCGTATTACCGCTCCTGGGTTCTGTGTAGTTGATAAATCTTCTTTAATTTGCTCTATGATCTCTAGAATCTCTTCTGATGAATCCTGAACCTGTATAATAGTATCTTTTTCAGTTGTTACTGATCTGATACAATTACCTAGAAGTTCTGGTTGAATTAAATCCATATCATCACCGAGATCTTCGTTAATAACAGTTGCTCCTGTTAATAAAGCTAGATCATCTAGTATTTCTCTTTTATTAATACCAAAAGTAGGTGCATTTATAATGTTTACTTTAATATTACCTTTAGTCTTATTCATGGCTAGCGTAGAAGCAACTGCTGGTTCTACATCTGCAATGATTAATAGAGGTTTGTCATTTTTAATAACGTATTCTAAAACAGACTGTATTTGTCTTACATTTTCAACAGGTGATTCAATAAGAAGCACTGCAGCATCTTTTAGCTCTGCTGTTTTCTTAACATGGTCAGTTATAAAGTGTTGATTAGTCATACCTTTATCGTATTGAACTCCATCAACTATTTCAACAACTGTATCAGCTTCAGCTGATTGTTCCATCATCACTACTCCTGTGTCTCCTACAGCTCTAAACGCATCACCAATAATTTTACCTAGATAAGGATCGTTATTGGTTGATATAGTAGCGATTTGATCAATCATATCGCCTTGAACGCTAGTGCTGTTTTTTTCTAGGTATGCCACTACTTTGTCGGTTGCTTTTTCAATACCGCTTTTTAAGTCTCTAGAACTTATATCAGCTTGAACTTTTTGAGCTTCCTTTAGTACGGCATAAGCTAGAACTGTTGCGGTAGTTGTACCGTCTCCAGCTTCTCTTACTGTTTTACGAGCTGCTTCTTTTAAAAGCGTAGCTCCCATATTTTCTACTGGGTCCAATAATACTATTGTATCGGCAACTGTTACACCATCTTTGGTGATTAACGGGTTACCTGAACCATCTTCTAGTAGTACACATTTACCGCTAGCGCCTAACGTAGAGCTAACGGCTTTTGTGAGTTTGTTTATTCCTTCAAACACTTTATCTTGAGCTTCTTGCCCAAAAGAAAGATTCTTGACTATTAAGTCTGACATATTTAATTTAATTTAATTTGATTGATTGTAGTAGTGTATCAGAGCTAGTATTATACCAATAAAAGCTATGTATTCAATAGTCTGAACGATGTCTAGCATTATTCAAAGGTTTTAACGACTTTTGGACCATCTAAGAAAGCAATTTTTCTTTTAAAATGCTCAACTGAAGAATCTATTGCTTTTTCAGCGCCTTCAATTGTTTCTCTTCGGGTAACGTCGCTCCAAGTGTCTTTTTCTTTAACATCTTGGTGTTCGGTTTGGTAGAATCCATTTGCTAATTGCACTATCCTCCAGTTAGACTTTTCAGATAAATGTTTCCATAGCTCTATGGTTTCTTGGGTTACTTGTGGTTGACTATTCCACGATTGAGTCTGGTAAAAAAACGTCATTGGTTTTGGTTTTATTGGTTGGTTTACACTTTTGGTTTAATCATAGCTAGTAAACCTTTAACTATGTTTTATATTATCACTTGTTTTTGTTGTTATTTCCATTTATGCAAATTCTTATCTATACACTGCCGTAGGTATAGATTGTCATTATTTCTGCATCTGTTAAAGTTCTATCGTATAATCTGTAATTTCTGAAATAAGAATCTTGAACATTAGTATATGCTCCGTTTGTAAAACTACGACCAATTTCTCTAACAGTTTGAAACGGACCACCTGGATTTCCACTAGTAATATTTAAGGTTCCCGTTTGTAAAGTTTGTCCATTTAAAGAAAATTTAACAAGTTGTCCAGAAACAAATTGCGCAACCACTAAATTATAACCACTATTGAAGCTGTTTATAGTGTTATTTGTGTAATAATATGTACCACTAGTGCTTCTTTGGTAAGTAAAAAACCCAACTTGGGAACTATTGTAGTAATAAAATTCTGCACTAGTAAAACCATAATATCCACCCGCATGCCCATTAAAGCTAAAGATACGATGAGGCGCTAGAGTTGATAAATCTTTTACCCAACAAGTTTGCGTATACCCAAAATCAATAAAACCAGTTGGAGGTGATATTGAATTTCCACCAGTAAAACGTCCCCCATCAGCACTAAAAGATACTCCATTGTTTGTTGCGTTTCTATTATTACCAGAACTATCGTTTGAATTAGACGTTAAAGGGTAATAAGCCCAAACGCCACCATTGCCAGTTGGATCTACTGCTGGATTAACTACCACTTCATAAGTAATACCATACCATTTAGTTCCATCCCAATATTCTACTTTATCTGTAGTAGAGTTAAATATCATTTCACCATCAGTCATAGGTGGAGTTCCAGGTATTAGTGCGCCTGTAAAGTTTATCGTACCAGTACCTACAGTTGTAAAACTAAGTATAGTGTCTGTGCCGTCTGTAGTTTCTGTTGGAGTTATTCCGGTTGTTGTATAACTAGAAACACCAGCTGTTGCGTATCTAAGTATTACGATTCCAGAGCCTCCATTTCCTCCAGCTCCTGAACTTGACGCGGGTACGCCGTTACCACCACCACCACCACCTCCAGTGTTATTTGCCGCGGAAGGCCCACTTGTATAGGGAGTAGTTCCTGAAGCTCCAGCAGCACCACCACCAATACCGCCAACAGTAATATTACCGCTACTGTAATTAGCACCGCCACCACCGCCAGCTATACTAAAAGCTTGTCCAGTTATACTAGTGGCATCTGTATATGTTTTTCCAGCCCCACCGTCTCCAGCAGTACCAGATGTTCCGGCATTAAAGCCAGCTTGAGTAGCTCCACCACCGCCACCACCACATTGCCAAACGCTAGAACCCGGTCCTCCAACACCACCATTATTTCCTAAGCCAGTTCCGGTAGCAGAGCCTCCATTAGCCGCAGCTCCACCCCAGTTACCACCTGCACCACCACCTGAACCACCGTCAGATCCAGCGTTTCCAGATGAACTATCCCCAGGAGAACCACCACCACCACCTAGTGACGTTATGTTGTAAAATGTAGAGTTACTACCGTTGTTCCCGTTTGAACCGTTATCTGAGCTAACTCCAACCCCAATGCCACCAGCTCCTATCGTTACAACGTAAGAAGATCCAGTACTTAAAGCAACGCTCGATGCGCTTTCTTTTAATTCACCAGCACCACCACCACCTCCACGATACCAACCACCACCAGCTCCTCCACCTGCAACTACTAAATAGTCTATATTGAACGATGATGCTGAAGTAGTTGGAACCATAGCAATTCTCTGTGTAGTTGTCATTACAGGTAATTGCGTAGCTGAAGTTGAATCTCCTAGATTAAATAATTCAGGGTTTGTTATTTTTGTATTTGCCATGTTTATGTTAAGCTATTGCGTAATACATATGAGTAGCTCCATTAGTATTAAAAGATGATCCGTTAAAGGTAAAGCCATCCGTATTAAAGGTTATACCGCTACTAGAAGTAGTTTCAGCTGCAGAAGAATTAGCCTGTAAGTAATCCTTTTTGTCTGAGCCAGTGCTTCTTTTATTGTCTATTATTGCCCAACTTGCACCACTTGAAGACACTCTTTTTGTAAGTATATAAGCAGGTTCAAAATCAAGATCAATTTTTAATCCAGCAGCTCCTGTTCCTACAAAACTCCCTACTTTAGAATAACCAGGAACTGAAGCAAAGCAGTAGGCTATTAAATTACCCCAAGATCCCATAGAATTTTGTCGAACACTAACCGTAGTAGAATCTGCAAAAATAGTAGGGGTTCCGTTGTTTATTTCTGCGTCTGTAGTATTTATTCTCATATAATAATTAGTAGATGTTAAACCGGGAACTAAACAGAACCAATTATCAGTTAAATTTATATTTTTTATTATAACAAGTTCAGGTGCTGAACTTAATCCGTGGCCTACAGATTGTACACCACTACCACTACCAGTACCTTTAACAATACTAAATCCACCAGCTACGTTTGCAGACACTTGAGATTCTACATCTCCATCTGTGTTAGCTACTGCTGCACCACCTGCTTTAAAACACCAAGCCACAAAAGTATTGCCGCTTTGATTTACAAAACCATTACCTGTAATTGAAAATCCATCTGTATTAAAAGAAGTTTGATAACCATTACCTCCGCCGTCATACTGAGCCTGTGTAGAATCAGTTATTATAACCTTATCAACGCCTCTCACACTATCAAAAAGCATATGAGATGAATTTGATGCGCTATTTCGTTTTTTTATCCAAACTAAATCAGGTTCAAATCCTACTCCAGTTATTGATCTCGCAGTTCCATTTCCTGTATATAAAACATTATTATAAGGACTTTCGGGTATAATAGGATCAGCAGACTCTGTAGCTGCAAAATACTGCCAGTTAGTTCCATTGTGATGCTCTATAGCACTAGCTGAACCTCCTGTGGTTTCACCAGTATCATTTCTAATCATACCTTGGACTCCAGATGGTTGGTTAGCGTTAGTACCGCTAGGTAGTTTTAATCCTGGTAGACTTGTTGATTTATCAAAATCCGTTACAGGGTTAGTTACTCTAGTATTTGCCATTTATTAAAATGTTAATGTTGCTGAAACAGTTGCGTTAGTTGTGCAAGTGTACGTCATTACTCTATGAGTTACGTCTGTACTGTTAGTTATAGTCAATCCACCAGCTGGACTTATATTGCTTATAGTTGGTGCTGAATAACTTATTGGAAACCTAAGTATCACAACTCCTGAGCCTCCAGTTCCACCTTGAGAGCTAGTGGTATTTCCAAGAGCACCACCTCCGCCACCTGTACCTGGCGTTCCATTGTTCGCCGTTGTGCCGCTTCCCGCACCACCTCCACCATCTCCACCAGGAGCACCAGAAGTTCTAGAATCTCCACCGCCACCGCCAGCGTAAAAAGTAGCTGTGCCTGTTATAGAGTTCGAAAGTCCATCACCTCCATATCCTTGGCCGTCGATGTTACCAGCTTCGCCGGCACCACCACCTCCACCTCCGTTATTTCCAGAAGCAGTTCCACCATTATTTCCTTGAGCGCCATACACTGCTAAACCCACTGTTGAATTACTTCCTCCAGCAGCACCACCACCTGAACCACCGTTAGAAGAAGGTCCTGTGTTATTGTCAGACGCTCCTCCACCACCGCCGTAAGCTATTATCGTGTCAAAAGAAGAATTACTTCCTACTTGCGAAGTAAGTGCAACCTTAATACCGCCTGTACCTCCTTTTCCTATTGAAATGTTTTTTTGGTCTCCAGAAGATAAAGCTATAGCGGTTCCGCCAAAGTTTGTTAAATATCCACCCGCACCACCTCCTCCGGCATCAAAATTTCCACCACCACCGCCACCAGCAACTACTAAGTATTCAGCTGTTAATGGTGTAAAAGACGGTCCAACTTCTTCAAAAAACCGCCAAGCTGGAGTACCGCCACCAGCAGTACAAACTTCAACTTTGTTTTCATCTGTATTCTCTCGGATAGAACCAAGGTTAGCAGCTGTGCACGTTGGCTGTTGAGCTGTAGTGCCTTTAGCTATAACTAAGCCTCCGGTGTCTCCACTCATATCTACAACGCCAGTTGAAACTTTAGTTAATGCCATTTATTATAAAGTTGGTTTTGTATCTGGAAAATCAGATGTTGATGGCCAATCTCTTAAAGCTACTCTATATGCTAGTGTAGCTGCGTGATCTGGGTGATCAGTTAAAGGCACTATATGATCTGTGTTAAATAGCTGTACATTTCTCCAACTTCTTGCTTCTTGACGAGCAAGCTCCATTGCTTCTTCTTCTGTCATGTCTCCAATAGGTGGATACGTATAAGGATCTGATTCGTGTAATTGATTGTAATTCATAATTAAAATTTTGTTACTAATGAGCAAACCCTGTTGGAAGCGTAACTACCTGCGGCAACTTTATCTGCTTTAAATTCTATTTTTAAACTTTCTTTAAATCTAATTCCGCCTAATTGACCCATAGATCCCACTGTTGGTACGTAAGTATAACCAGTGGTATTCTGCGAGCCCGGAGTAAAGCCACCTGAAAACATTTCGGTGCTTGCAGATCCACCTGACCATACTCCTCTATAATTATTACCAAAATTATTTGTGTCAACTCCAGTTCCAGTATTATTGGCAACTCTACACATACCATCTAAAACAAAATTACCCATTAAAGGTCTGTAATAACCCCAATTATCGGCATAAGTCAATGTTGGTGAAAAGATATACTCTGTCCCGTCTAGTGTAATTCTACAAGTAGAAGAGTCACCTATTACCCCTGAATACAAACTAGCAAATTGCAATAAACGTAAAACTCCTCCACCTGGGGTTGAAGAAGTTATATCATGGGTCGTTACATAAGTATCCGCAGCGGTTAGTTGTGTATAAATACCTCCTTTATACATAGAAAAAATGTTGTAATATTGATCGGCTAAAAAAGAATGACTTGATTCTGCATGCTTGACCTCGCATCTAGGTTGGTAAACATACACTCTGCTCATTTCGCTTGGATCTGTCGACAGTCCACCACCGCCACCGCCTGCAGCGGGAAAAAAATCTGTTAAATCACTCATATTATTTATTTATTATTTTATACGTTACCGATTATTACCCATCCTTGAGATCCAGCTGCCCATATTATTTCAAAAGCTGATGTTACATTATTTATTGTTAAATTTGTAGAAGCGCCCATTATGTTATTACCATTAGCTGCTAATACGTTTGTTGCTAAACCTCCTCTATTAGATATTTTAATAGAATCACCAAGAGAGGGTGAACCTGGTAGAGTTATCGTATATGCCGTAGTGGTTGAATCAAATATATATAAACTGCCGTTTACTGCAGGGTTTATATTTCCAGCAACATATTGTGGGTTACTAAGAAGAACAGCACCTGTCATTCCATTTACACTTTGAACCGCAGCGCCTACACTGTAATCTGAAATAGTTTTAGTTTCTACCGTTACTCCTGAAGGTACAGCTGCACCAAAAGTTATATTAGTAGTTCCCGTTACACTGTATGTGCTTATTTCTTGATATACACCATCTACAAATACATCTACAAAACTTGTTGAACCTCCATTTGGAGTTGCACCTAAAGCAAACACGGTAGTTGTAGCATTAGCTGTAGTTGTTGATCTAGTTGTTATAGTTGCACTAGCTCCAGTTGGTGCAGCCCATTGACCATCTCCTCTATAAAACGTAGAGCTGCTTGGAGTACCACCTGCATTTATTAAAGCTATATTTACATCACTTGCATTGTTATCTGTTGATATTCCTGCACCTCCTGTTGTTACTACTCCTCTTATAGGTAGTGTTGCTCCAGATGAAACAGTTATATTAGTACCGCTATCTTGTTGAACTGTCCAGCCGGTATAACCAGCAGGAACAGATGCCCAAGATCCATCGCCTTTTAAATATAAGTTATCATTAGATGATGAACCAGACGAAACTATACCATGCAGTCCGTTTCCTCCAAATACATTAGCCGAAACAACTACACTTCCAGTGGTTGGTGTTATAGTTAATGCGGGTCCAGCAGACGGATTAATCGTGCTACTAAATGTTACATCTGTGACTCCTGCGCCAGCTGAAGGTACTACACTCCATCCACCTATTACAGAAGCGTCTGCAAGTGCTGCTACTGTTGCTATAACTTCATCACCTATATTTACATTAGCACCA